TCCTATGACCTTTAGAGAAGCAATTAACGAAGTGCTAATCAGGTTGAGAGAGGAAACCATTGCTACCGATTGGTCGGGTAATATCAATGATTCATCAACAGTAACTGACTATCAAAAGGTTATTGGCTCACTGATTAACGACTCGAAGCAATTCGTAGAGTCTAACCATGACTGGTTGTCTTTAAGAGAGACCTTCACTATTACTACTGCCTCAGGTACGATGCAATACATCTTAGGTGATGCTACGTCTGGAGCTGGGACTAACTTTAAAGTGTTAGATGTTATCAATAGAGACACTGGTCAACACTTATCCCAAGTAAACAATGAGTGGCTTAATGCCAAGTCTTTCCCTATTGCAAATATAGCAACTGGAGAACCTCTCCACTATGCAATGAACGGCAGCTCTACTGTTGTAGTTACTAGAGTACCTGATATGAATGTTGATTTATATCCTGTACCTACGTCAGTGCAAAGTGTTAACTTAAACATTATCAAGACTCAAGGTCAGTCTAAGACTGCTACTGATGTTATTAAAGTACCTATCCAGCCTGTTGTACTAGGTGCATGGGCTAGAGCTATTGCTGAGCGTGGTGAAGACGGTGGCTCTCAATCAGGATTAGTAGCACAAGAAGCTATTGAAGCTATGAAGCAAGCTATTATGATTGATAGTGGTAATGCTAAGTTTGAGAATGACTGGTATGTTAACTAATGGCTAAGCAGCTATCCTATAAGCCGTTAGATAACATTGGTATTGATGGACTTAATACTCAAGCTAATCCTTCTACATTATCTCCATCTTGGCTGGCTAAGGCTGAGAATATCGTACTTAGAGAGTCAGGGCGTATTTCATTCCGTAAAGGGCTGAAGCAGCTTGTATTAAAAGCAACTGCTAAAGTAGGTTCCGTTGCTGAGCATAAGGACGGGGTTAACTTTAAGATATTCGCAGGTGTAGGTTCTACTATATATACTGTTGACTTCTCTACACCTGATGCTCCTTGGACTAACGCTTTTAATCCTACTGGTGCTACTGATGCAGACTGGGAGTTTGTAGACTTTAATAGAAGAGCCTTCGGATTTCAAGATGGACATAAGCCAGTTAGGTATTCATCTGGAACTTGGTCTTTAATTGAGAACGTATCTGGATATACATCCCCTACTGGTATAACTACCTTTAATCCTAGTTGTGGTATGGGGTACTACGGTAGACTTTGGGTTGGAGGTGTAGCTGAATCTAAAGATGTAGTATATTACTCTGACACCTTGCTAGGTCATAAGTGGAGTACAGGTTCAGGACTGGCTGGTGTTATAGATTTAAAGACTGTATGGGGTAATGATGAGATTGTAGCTATTGCACCCTTTTATGGTAAGTTAGTAATCTTCGGTAAGCATAACATTGTCTTGTATAACAATCCTACAGACCCTAGTAATATGTCCTTAGACGAAGTTATCAGAGGCATAGGCTGTGCTTCAAGAGACTCGGTTATAGCTGTAGGTGATGATTTATTATTCTTATCTGATACTGGACTACGTTCTTTAAATAGAACAACTCAGTTAGATAAAGTTCCTTTACAAGAGTTCTCTATTAATATTAAAGATACTCTGATTAGAAACATCTCTCAAAGCTCTAATGTTAAGTCTGTTTATATTCAGAATGAAGGTATCTATGCCTTATCCTTCGTGGACTTAGGCATAACTTATGTATTTGATACTAAGCATAACACTCCTAATGGCGCACCTAGAGTTACTACTTGGTCATTTGACTCAGATAGACACCCAACTAGTTTAGTTTATACCGAGTCCAGGGGTTTACTAGCAGGTCAGAAAGATGGAGGAGTCTCTATCTACGAAGGTTACTTTGACAAAGTATATGTTAGTGGTGGTACTCATACAGCTCATACATACACAGGTTTGTTTAAAACAATCTGGATTAACTTAGGTGACTCTGTTGCTGCTTCATTATTAAAGAAGTTAAAGGCTGTTATCAGCGGTGGCTCAGGTACTAATGTAAGTGTAAGATGGTATAAAGACTTCAGTCAAACACCTTCCAAGACATCTACTTTACTGCTAAATCCTACAACAGCTGGCGGTGTATCTTTATTTGGAGCTAGTACTTCTTTATTTGGAGTATCTAAATATACTCCTATATTTGGATTAAAAGAATACAATATCCCACTAACAGGTAGTGCTAAACACCTTCAAATTGAAATGAGTGCGGAAACTAATGGTTATGTAGCCTCATTACAGGACATGACTTTATTATATAAACAAGGGAAAATACGATGAGTAACTACACAATAACAGTACCTTGGTCGGGTAAGGATGCTTTATCAGATTCAGACCCAGCTAAAGTAATATCAGGTGCTGACTTTAATACAGAGTTCACTGCTGTTCAGACGGCTGTTAATACAAAAGCAGAGTTAAATGGTTCAGCTACAGAGTCTTTCAGTGCTACTAAAGCTCCTGTAAATACAGACACCACTCAAGTGGCTACTACCTCTTTTGTTAAGACTGCTGTTTCAGGTACATTAGGCAGCTTAGGTGTTAATTCTACAGTAGCTGAGTTAAATAAACTTGATGGCTTCACAGGTACTAAAGATGACCTTAATTATGCTAAAGACTTGAGAGCTACTGGAGTTACCAGTACTGAGTTTAATAAGTTAGATGGTTTCACAGGTACAGCTACCGACTTAAACTATGCCAAAGACTTGAGAGCTAAAGGTGTTACTGTTACGGAACTAGATTACTGTGATGGTGTAACCTCTAGTATTCAAACACAGTTAAACGGCAGAGCTACTGATGGTGAGTTATCTTCTCATGCAGGATTACGTTCTAGCTCTACTGTATTTGGTCACGCTAAGATTTATGTATCAGGAACTACACTTTACATCAAGACTTCTTAATGAATATTAACTTTAACAATTCAACCACTGCTATTAATGAAGTAAGCTTCAATGGTAATACTAATATTCAGAAGGTGAATGTTGATGGTACTGATGTATGGTTTAAAGCCCCTACAGCATTAGAAGTAGTCCAAGCTTTAGCAGCAGACTCTGCAGGGAGTTCTACTTCTAGGACATTCACAGCAGATAAGAAGTTCTTACGTTATCATGGTCAGCAGCAAAACAACACATCAACATTATCATTATCGGATAATGTGAGTATCAGTGGTTTATCCGCACCTATTACAACCTCCCCTTATGTTACTTTGGTGGGTATTACTAATGGTACAGACGGCAACGGTGGCGCATTACTAAGTCAATACTACACGCCATCGGGTGGAAGTGAAACAGGTGCTTCTGAAAACTCTGCTGTTACATATAGCGGGACGTATGCTCAATGGATGACAGTAAGAACATCTTATGTTAATAAGTCCATGTCCGATATTACGAACTATAGGATTACATATACAGGTGCACGTGATGACCAGCCTATACTTAGAACTCAGTTAGTACTACCTAATAAGTGGAATGCCGCTACAGTTTCAAGTGGGGGCGCAGGTTCTATAACATTAGCTCCAGGTGAGATATTAATTGTGCATATTGGTACTAGTTCTGGTACTTGTAACTCTTCTATTTCTGAGCATTATGTGGGCAATGTTGTATCACCAGGAAGCAATTCGATTATCTTACAAAATCAGGCTTGGTGGTATTTTACCAACGGTATTGGCATTTACACTAACACTACAACTAGCGGTAAGGTTATCAGTTGGACACAACCGCCGAGTAAAGACTGTTTTGATTGGGACAATGCCGCCAATGTAAGAGTTATGAAACTAACTCAGCAAGGTATTTAATGAAAGACGTAGATAAGCATAACTCTAACCCTGTTCCTTACTGTGGTGGCGAAGAAAACTCGCTACATAAGGTAAGACAGCGTCAGAAGGTTGTTAATCTGGAAATGTCGATGAAAGATGAGATTTCAAAAGGAAATCTTGAAGATACTATGGATTCTTGCACATTGAATCATTATTTCTCACCTGTTGTCGATGAGTATGGCTGTGGTACTTACGCTAGAGAGATGACAATACCTAAAGGCACTGTTATCGTAGGTAAGATACACAAGCACGCACATATAAATATCATCTCCAAGGGTGAAGTGTCAGTAGTAACGGAACATGGTAAAAAGTATTACACAGCTCCCTGTACATTTGTATCGGAAGTTGGATTAAAAAGAGCTGTTTACGCTGAAGAAGAAACAATCTGGACCACAATTCACTTAACAAGGCATATTAGTGAAGATAATCTGGATGAAATTGAAAACGAAGTAATTGCAAAAAACTATAAAGAAATGGGCTTTGTTGCTTCTGAAGAAGAATTAAATTTATTATCTGAAAAAGATTAAGGAGTAGTATTATGACATGGGGCGCAGTAGCAACAATAGGTGGGGCGTTAATAGCAGGACAAGGTGCAAAAAGTGCAGCCAGAACATCTGCCCAAGCTCAAGATAGAGCAGCAGAGCTAGCTTATCAACAATCATTACCTTGGACCACAACTGGTCTATTCGGTTCAGCTGAGTTTGATGAAGATACTAGAGAAGCAACACTAGGATTATCTGATGAATGGAAGTCTGTATATGACCAAAAGTTTGGTGATTATGCCGACCAACGTGGTGAGCGAGCTGGCTTTGAGTCTGAATTTGAAAGACAACGAGGTTTAGCAAGAGGCTCTGAAGGTAGATATGACGATCAGATGGCTAGAGTTGGAGGCGCACAAGCTGACTTTGCTAAACAAAAAGGTCTTATTGCTGGCACTGAAGCTGATTACGCTAAACAGATGGGATACGCTTCTCAACTGGAAGGCGATCCTATGGCTGCTGGTAAGAAGTTCTATGATATGCAAAAGGCTATCTATGCTCCAGAGCAAGAGAAAGCTAGATTATCTCAAGAATCGAGATTGTTAGCGCAAGGTAGACTAGGCTCTACAGGTGGTGCTGGTGAGATTGAAGCTTTGAGAAAGTCTCAAGGTCAGGTCGATTTACAAGCTCAATATGATAGTTTAGACAAAGCCCAACAAATGACAGACCTTTACAGAGGTAGGGGTAGAGAAGCTCAACAAATGACTGATATTTATCGTGGTCGAGGTAGAGAAGCTCAACAAGAAGAAGATACTTACAGACTTCGTGCTGCTCAAGAAGATCAAAGAACAGGAATGTTCAGAGATAGATCTAAAGAAGAGCAAGGCTATGTAGATCTAATGCGCTCAAGAGAAGCTAGTGATTTAGACACAGCCAAGACTATTGGTGGAATGCCGTTAGAGTATGCTAACCTAGGTCGTGGTATCGGCTCTCAAATGTCATCTGTTGCATCTAAAGGTGCTGATTTACGCTCACAGGCTGCAATGGGTCAGGGTGCTGCTGATGCTAACCTATGGGGTGGTATTGGCAGATCTGTAGCAGGAGCTAACTGGGGTGGTATGTTAGGCAATAGAAGTTATATGCCTACATACGGAACTTCTACGACAGGGGCTAACTCAGGTGGATATTTATATGGACAATCCCCGATGGGTGGATTTTCAGTAGACTAGGAGGATAATATGGCACAATCAATGTTTGGAAGTGTGTATGACGCACGTCAAGAAGATATGGATGCAAGCCGAAAGGCTGCTTATGATGCTGCTGCTTTAGGTGGTTACAAAACTATGGCTGCTGTAGCTGGTGAAGCTGGCGGTATGCTAGGGCAAGGTATTGGTAGAGCTTTCGGAGCTTTACCTCAAGCCGAAGCTAAACAAGCTAAGATTCAAGAGCTAATGCAACTACATCCTAATCCTGAGTCTTATGAAGACTTTATGGCTGTTGCTAATGATCTAAAGAATGCTGGTCTTATGGCTGAGTATGAAAAGGCATTTGAGATGGCTCAAGAGTTGAAGCCTGATGACGATACAACACGAGGAAAAGACATTCAAAAACACGCTGATATTATCGGCTGTGATTGGAATGACCCTACACCTAATGACGATGGATTAACTTGTAAACAGCAATCTTTGGCTTCTTATAAAGAAACTGTTAGAGCTGGAGCTGCTGAAAGAGGTGAAGTTAAGTTTGCAGAAAAAGCTATGGAAGATTTGGTAGAAAAGAACAGTGCATTAATTACAAACGCTTCGAGTGCTGTTGCCACTATTGAAAAGACTAATCGTGTTTTAGATTTACTGGAGAAAGGTGAGTTACATACTGGAGTGTTTGCTGAATTTAAGACTAACATTTCAAGAGTGCTTGCTATGGCTGGTAGTGATGTTTCTAGTGGTTATGCTTCAAGAACTCAACTATTAGAGGCTTTACTTGGTAGTGATGTATTCCCTATGATTAAGCAATTAGGCATTGGTGCTAGGGGTTTGGATACTCCTGCTGAGCGCGAGTTCTTACTTAAGGTTATGACTGGTGAAAAGTCTATGGATGCTTCTGCCATTAAAGAGCTTACTAAAATCAGACAAAAAATCAGTGAAAAGATTGTTGAAAAATACAATGCTAAAGTTAAGAAAGGTGGTTTTGATAAATATACAGAATACACAGGTGAGGAAGTCCCACTTATTAATCTTGAAGGATTTAAAAAAACTAAAGTGCCTAAAGGCGCTATTGCGGTAATTGGTGAAGATGGAAAAACATATATGTTTGACCCTAAGACTGGAAAGATGTACTTAGATGGTCGTGAAGTAAACGTACCTAAATAGGAGTTATTATGGCGTTTGAATTACCAGAGGGATTTATCAAGGTAGAGCCTGGAGTTACTACTGGTGGATATAATCTACCACCAGGGTTTGTTCGTGAACCTAGACCTGAACCAGCTGATACCGACCCAACATTTATTGATGGTATTGGCACAGCTTGGGATAAAAGAAAAAAAGCAATTCTTGAGTCAAGAGAAGACTACGCTACTGGCGAGATTGGATTTGGAGAAGGATCGGTACAAACAGCTGGGCAATATGCTGGTTTTGCTGCTGATGTAATTGGCGAAGGCATAGTTCATACGTTCCAGAATATTGGCGATGGCTTAGAGTATGCTTTTCCAGAGGCTTATGAGGGTGCTGCTGATGGAATTAAGTCTGCTACCAACTGGGTTATGAAGTCAGAGGCTGGTCAAGCTGCATCTGAAGCTTTCGGCAAGGGCTATGCTTCATACTCTAAGTGGAAGAAAGAAAACCCACAAGATGCGAAGACATTTGAATCTGTAGTTAACGTGGCTATATTATTTAGCCCGTATAAGACTAAGATAAACGCCAATCCTGCTCCTTCATTTGGTCGTAAACAACATTTTGGTACTGGCTTAAAGGAAAAAGGCTTAGCAAAGAGGGCTAAAGATAAGAATAGCAAGGTACAAGATATGCTTTTCCCTGAGAAATTAGATGTAGATACAGTGAGTCGTGTTAAGCAGGTTGGTTGGAACAAAAGAAGTGTTATCCAGCCTAAGCCTCATGAGATAGAGATGATTAAAAATGTCGGTAATATAAAAGGCATTAGATACGCCAGGGGCGACCAGTACAACTACAACACCATAATGAAGCATAATGAAGACCTTGCAATTAAGTTGCAGAAGGATTTAGATGCTGTTGTTAATATCAGTGTGCCAAATAGCTTTGTTTTTAGAAACTTAGATGACGATATTGTTAAACATATAACAAACAACACTGACATTGTTAATGATAAAAAGCTTATGAATTTTTTAGTAGGCAATGGTAAGACTGATACTGGGTATCTTGGACTTATGAAGAAGATTATATCTGAACACCCTCAAACCCCAGCTGGGTTATTAGACGCAAGGAAAGCTTTTGATGCAAAGCTAAAGAAAATGGGTGTTGGCTTAGAGTTTAATGCGTACAGAGAGTCTGCTAAATCGGTAGCTGCGAAAACGATTCGTAGAACTGTAAATCAGTCTATTCATGATGCCGTTCCAGATAAGGCAGTTAAAGAATCATTAGCTAAACAAGCTAGCCTTTGGAGGGCAACTGATATGCTACAGCCTAAAGTTATTGCTTCCGCTAAAGATACTCTTGGTCGAGTTTGGCAGGGCTTGAGTAGAGTTTTAGACTTAAAGATGGGAGCAAATAGGGCATTTGCTATTGTTGGCGGTATATCTGCTGTTGGTGCATCTTATGCTATCCTTCCTGCATTTGTAGGAGGATTGAGTATAGCTGGTGTTGGAATTTTAGCTACAAAAGGTATAAATTCTGGTGCTACTAAAATGGCATT